TGAAGCTAAAGTAAAACCTAAAAGAGCAAGAAATACAAAAGGTCAATTAAAAGCTGATGACCCTTCTACTCCTAATGTTAATGAAGCATGGGAAGGTGGCAAAGCACCTAAAAAAGAAGTTGCTAAGAAAAAAGCAAAGAAAACTACAATAAAGAAAACTACTAAGAAAAAGTCTTAACACTTATCATTGTATGTAAAGAATTAATGGCTTAGAATAGTTGAATGGCAGTCAAGATACCAAGTGATACTATAAGTAAGCTAGAAGCACATGAACGTGAATGTGCTATTAGATACGAGAACATAGATAGAAGGTTAGCAAGTGGTTCAAAGAGATTTGATAAAGTTGAAAATCTTATTTATGGACTCTATGGCTTAATTATCGCTTCAATGTTTGGGCTGATAATAGAAAGAATATTTTTTTAGGAGAATAATATGTCAGAAGACTTAAACTACGAATCACTATATAACACAGCACAGCAAGAACTAGCTAATGCACAACATACTATAAGAGTATTAGTACAGAAGCTACAAGAAGCACAAGGTGATGATGCTATAGTAGGTGAACAACCAATAGTAGAAGAAGCAAAAGCAGATAAGAAAAAAGCTAATTAGGAGTGGTAAATGGCAGGTCTAGTTTTACATACAGCACCTGCATCAGAACCTATAACCCTTGCAGAAGCAAAGTCATATTTAAGAGTAGATAGTTCAGGGGATGATGCTTTAATAACATCATTGATCTCAACAGCAAGAAAGCTATGTGAAGAACATACACAAAGAGCTTTAATGACTCAAACATATCAACTGTTTCTAGATGCATTAGAAGACGTAGAAGATAGTCTATGGGAAGGTATGCGTACTGCACCATATATTAACTATTACAAAAACTATATAGAGTTACCTATGCCACCTGTTGTATCTATTAGTCATATAAAGACTTATGACGATAGTGATACTGCAACTACTTTTGCTAGTGGTAATTACTATGTAGATAATGCAAGACAACCTGCAAGGGTAGTTTTACGAACAGGGGAGACATTCCCTACAGCTTTAAGAGTTGCTAATGCAATAGAAGTTAAATATGTTACTGGTTATGCATCAGCTAGTGCAGTACCTGAACCCATCAAATTCGCAATNTATCAAGTTCTTACATATTTGTACGAACACAGAGGTGATATGTATGAAGGTAAAACTTCACTACCTGCTACTGCAACAAAGCTTCTTGCTCCGTATGTAGTTTACAGTGGAATGGGTAGCTCAAAACTCATGTCATTAGGATAATGAGCCAAGTAGGTCAACTCCGACACCAAATTACCCTTCAAGGACAAGGCACTACTAGAGATAGTGGTGGGGGAATTAGTTCAGGGTGGTCTAGTATTGCTTCTGTGTATGCTGATATAAAGCCTAAAAGTGGGAAAGAGGTATATGCACAAGGTAAACTGGTTGGAAGCGTGTCACACGAGATTACAGTGCGTTATAGGACTGATATTACTAACGCTTCTAGGATTAGTTTTGATAATAAGTTATTTAATATTAGGGCTATTATCAATGTTGATGAAAGGGATAGATTCCTTAAACTTCTTTGTGAACAAGGAATAGCAACGTGAGTATTGATTTTAAAATTAAAAATTTAGAAGAATTTAATAAAAATCTAAATAAAAAACTTAACGAAAACAAAGTTAAAGAATATATAACTCGTGGCACTGGTCAGGTAATGAATACTGCTATAAAAAGTATAAGAGGTGGTGGTACAGGTAGAACTTATGAAAAGTATGAGCCTAGAAGAACACATACAGCATCTGCACCTAATCAACCACCTGCAAGTGATACAGGATTTCTAATAAGCAATATAACAATGAAAGTAGATGTAAAACAAAATGGAAGTGTGGTTGGTCAGGTAATATCATCTGCACCATATTCCAAGCATTTAGAGTTTGGTACTACTAATATGACTGAAAGACCTTTTATGCAACCTGCATTAGAAAAGAACAAAAGAAAAATAGAATCATTATTTAGAAAAGGCATATTGAAATGAGCATTGGTCAATTTGCATTACAAACCACCATATACAGCACTTTATCAAGTGATAATACACTTACATCAACTTTAGGCTCAGGTGTATATGACGAGGTTGTAGAGGGTGCTACATATCCTTTTGTAGCCTTAGGCGAAGAAACAGCCATTGATTACAGCACTAAAGACCTTGATGGTGGTGAAACTACTATCAATATACATATATGGTCACAATACAAAGGCTCTAAAGAAACAAAACAAATAATGGACAGAATTCACGATTTATTGCATGATAGTAATCTAAGCGTTACTGGATTTAATCTAATAAACTTAAGATTTGAATTTAGTGATATAATGAGAGACCCAGACGGTGTAACTAGACATGGAGTCATGCGATTCCGAGCAATAATATTAGGAACTAACTAATTTTATAAATAGGAGATAAAAATGGCGGCACAAAAAGGTTTAGATGTTTTAATGAAAATTGACATCAGTGGAACTAAAACAACTATTGGTGGTTTAAGGTCTACATCAATTACACTTAATGATGAATCAGTAGATGTTACAAATAAAGATAGTCTTGGTACTAGAACTTTATTAGCAGGAGCAGGAGTTAATAGTATTTCTATTAGTGGCTCAGGTGTATTTACAGATTCACCTGCAGAAATAGCAGTAAGGACTGCTTTTCAAGCACAACAAAATACAACCAACGGTTCATCAGCACAAACAGCGGCTTTTACAACATTTGAATTTGCTATACCTGATTTGGGAGCATATACAGGTGCATTTCAGATTACATCATTAGAATATGCAGGTGAATACAATGGCGAAGCTACTTACTCAATGTCTTTTGAGTCAGCAGGTTACGTTACGTTTGCATAATGCTTAAAGAAGTAAAAGTAAAAGTAGGTGATGAGTTAATAAAAGGAGCTTTATATAAAGGTCAATTACTCATAGCTAATGTTATAGAAGTTGGTGAATCTATTAATGTTGATGGTAAAGAAGTAAAAGTTTTATCATCAACTCTTGATACAAGAGACAATTTATTAACCATAAATCTTGCAAAGGCAAGTAAACCTAAAAAGGAGAAGAAGTCAGATGACAAACAAACTAAAGGGTGAAACCACTATAAATTTAGCAGGTAAGGACTATAAAACTAGACTTACCATAGACGCGATAATACAAATAGAAGATTTGTGTGATTGTGGAATAATAAAATTAGCTACAAAAATGTCTGAAGCTGATATAAGAATGTCAGAGGTAATCCATGTATTGTTACCTGCCCTAAGAGGTGGTGGTAATGATTTCCAAAGAAAAGATGTAGTAAGAATAGTTCAAGATGCAGGAATAGTACAAGCAACAGCCGCAGTTGCTAACTTGATTGCAAAATCTCTAACTGATGATTCACAGGAAGAAGCAGACGAGGGAAAGCAAGAACAGGGGGATTAACTAGTGATTCCCTACCCATCAAACGATACTTTTCTATTTGTGTTGGCATGATGGGTATGTCTCCTAATGATTTTTGGCAATCTAGCCCTAAAGAAGTCTATATGGCTATAGATGGATTTACAGAATTTAATGGTGGTTCAGAAGATAAAGATAAGCCTATGACCAGTGATCGTCTTAGCGAACTAATGGAGTTATATCCTGATGAGTAAACCTATAGATGAACTAGTAATTCAGATTAGAGCCGATACTAAAAAGCTACAAAAAGACTTAGATCAAATTAAAGGAAAGCTTAACACCACAGGTGCTGTAGGTGGTGCGGCTTTTGGTGCAGTAGGTGGTGCATCAGGTGCTTTGGCAGGAAGCCTGAAAAAACTTGCCGGACCGGCGGCGATAGGTGCTGTTTTACTTGGCATAAAAGAATTAGGTACATTTGCCGCTAGGTCAGGAATGGAATTTGAGGATTTAAAAGATTCTCTTGATACAGTTTTTGGTTCAGTAGAAGCAGGTGATAAACAATTTGATAGAATTCTAAGATTTTCCCAAACAACACCTTTCCAAATAGATACAGTTACTAAAGCATTTATTGGTTTAGGTTCAGTTGGTATAGAACCAACTACAAGAATGATGCAGACATTTGCTGATGCCGCTTCCGTAGCAGTAGATCAACAAGGTGCTTTTGAAGCAATGATAAGGGTTGTCCAAAGAGCAGAAGCAGGTGCGTTAGGTTTAGTTGAATTAAATATGTTAGCCGATAGAGGTATTGATGTATTTAAAGGTCTTAAAGAAGAATTAGGTCTATCTAGAATGGAATTAACTGCATTTGGTCAAACTACAGGCGGCGCACAAGTAATCGTTGAGGGATTAGTCAATGTATTAGAAAAGCAATTTGGTGGAGCTATGGTTGCCAAAATGGACAACTTATCTGTGTCTGTGTCAAATATGGGCATTGCTTTTAAGACATTAGGGAATGAAGTTTTTGAAAGTGGCTTAGGATTAATGCTTAAAGGCTTTGTTAATACAACTACAGATTTAATTAATAGACTATCTATAGTAATAGCAAAAGCTAGAGGTGCAGGTATAGGCATACAGTTAGAAACACCTAATATTACTACTGATATGGATTTTGATGAAATGCAAGATGAAAGAGCAAAAGTCGCAAGAGCCAATATTAAAAAAATTAGAGAAGAGCAAGATGTTTTAAGAAAATTAACAGAGGAACAAAGAACTTTTTTTGATGATGCAATGCATAAATTTGTAGAATCTAAATCTATTAATATGGCAGGTCAAGTGGGCAAACAGCTTATTAAAATGTTTACTGATACAGGTTTAAGTGCTGATGAGGCAGAGGCTTTGGTACTTAATCTTAATAAAGCCTTAGCAGACGAATCTAATGCTTTAATCCAAGCATCAAAAAGTCAAAAGCAATTAACAAAAGAGGAAAAAGAAGCATTTTTAAATGAAAGTAAAAGAATACAAGTATTTGGAATGTTGGAAAAGGCTATACTTGATAACAAAGGCACGACTGATTTATTTTCTAATGCACAAACACAATTAACAGAAATATTTAAAGAAAATAGTGATTTTCTTACTGCAAATGGAATACCTAATCAAGAAGCTTTAGGTGTTGCACTTAACGATTTGGGAATAGAACTAAATGACACTACTAAAGATGTAAAAGAACTTACAGTAGAAGAACAAAAACTTGTTGATGCCTTCTCTTTTGTAAGAAGTAAAGTTGCTTCAACTATAAGTGAAACAGATAAATATACTTTCGCTAATGAAAATCTAGCTGTAATTTTAGAGAAAAATAAAGATGAATTAGCTGTTTTAGGAATTACATCTCTACCACAGCTTAGAAAAGCACTTACTGATTCTAAAAATGATACAGATGAATTGACAGTAGCACAACAGAAGATGAAAGATGGATTTTCTTTTGTAAGCAGTAAAATAGCTTCACTTATAAAAGAAACAGATCAATATGCCTTTGCTAACGAAAATCTACAAGAAATATTTGAAGAAAATAAACAAGCTTTTGAGGTTTTAGGAATAGAAACTCTACCACAACTACAACAAGCACTTGCAGACACTAAAGATGCTACAGAAGATGTTAAAGATGTATTAGGTGATGAACTAAAACAAGCTGTAATTAACACTTCTAATTCATTTACTACAGATTTTGTAAATAGTCTATTAGATGGTCAAAATGGACTAGAAAGCTTTAAATCATTTGCTAGAAGTATGGTTTCACAAATCATAGCTATATTTATGCAGTTGGCAGTAGTAAATAAGATTATTAACAGTATTTTTAATTTAACAGGAGATGATGCTTTAAATACCATTGATATATTGCCTAGAGGTGGTAAGACACCAAGCGTAAGCACAGGTGGTGGTATGGGTATGAAAGCAGGTGGTGGAACTATACAAGGTGGTACGCCTACTTTAGTTGGTGAAAGGGGTGCTGAAATATTTGTACCTAATACTGGTGGCACTATTATGAATAATATGAATACCAAAAATGCTATGGGTGGTGGTTCACCAGTAAATATATATCAAACTATAAGCTTTGCTACAGGCATAGTACCTACTGTAAGGGCAGAGGTTACAAAGATGATGCCACAGATAGCAGATGTAACTAAAGCGGCAGTACAAGAGTCAGCAATGCGTGGTGGTAACTTTAGAAGGAGTCTAGTCGGTGGGTAAATTAGTAACAATGCCAAATACTCCTAACTTTGTTAGAAGTAACTTTAAATTAGTAAGAACTATAGGAACTGTAGCTTCTCCATATACAGGCAAAATAAGAACACAAGAATATGATGGTGTATTTTGGGAAGCAGTTGTAAGCCTTCCACCTATGCGTAGAGATGTAGCTAAAAATTGGCAATCTTTTCTTTTAGAGTGTAATGGTATGGTTAATCAATTTAAATTTGCAGACCCTGATGCTTTAGTTAATCAAGGTACATATAATGCAGATGATTTAAAAGCTAAGAATAGAATTAATCAAACAGCAAACATAGAATTAGATTTTAATACTGATAACACAATAGTAGCACCAAGTGACACTACACCTTTTGCAAATGCTTTAGTTGGTGATTTTATTTCTGTTACAGGTTCGCAATATCCTGAAAACAATGGAACACACAAAATTACTGCAAAAGCTAATTCATACACACTTACAGTTCAGCCTGAAAACACAATTACATTAACAGAAGACCTTAATAGGACAGCTTGTACTATTAAATCCAATCAAAAGGGTTCTACAGGTCTAAATTTATCTGCAAGTAGTAATAGTGCTACAGGTACTATAAAAAAAGGTGATTACTTACAAATTACAGCTAGTTCCACAACAGGGCAAAATCCTGTGCAGTATGTAATGGTTACAGAAGATGCAACACTTAATGTTATTGCAGGTGAAGATACTTATGGTGTAAAAATACAACCTAAATTAAGAACCGCTATAACAGAAAATCATCTTGTAAGGTTTGCATCGCCAAAAGGTATGTTTAGATTAACTACTAAAGATGTAGATTGGGATGCAGACAATATATCTAACTATGGAATGTCTTTTTCATGTATTGAGGTAGTTTAAATGTCAAATAGAGGTGGTATAGATAGCGA